GTCGCACTACCTATTACAGATGGCTCCAGAACGAGGAGTTTCGTCAGGCGATAGAAGATGTAGATGAAAGTTTCATTGATTTGGCTGAGTCCCAGTTGCGTGCCGCAGTCTCACGCGGTGACATGAACGCAGTCTTTTTCATCCTGAAGACGAAGGGTAAAAGTCGTGGTTACGTCGAGAAGTCAGAACATGATGTTACAGTCAGCAGTTTTGAGAAACTGATGCAGGAAGTTGACTGATGGTAGAGACCAGGAGAGAAAAGGCACACCGGAAAATGCGCGAATGGCGGGAAGACTGGAATAAGTTTGCCGCTGAGGTCCTTAAAGCAAAGCTTGACAAGGAACAGCAGGCTATACTATCTTCTGTTCAGCACAATCCAATGACCGCAGTCGCCAGTGGAACGGCACGGGGTAAAGACTTCGTTGCTGCAGTAGCCGCTATGTGCTTTCTCTACCTTACCCCCAGATTCGATAAGTCAGGAAACTTGGTCGGGAACACAAAGGTCGCCATGACGGCACCAACTGGAAGGCAGGTCGATGTGATTATGATTCCAGAGATATCCCGTCTCTTCAGGAATGCCGGTGATGGAGTACTGCCAGGCAGGCTGCTTGCGAAGGGGATCAAGACGAACTATGACGAATGGTTCCTTACTGGTTTCAAGTCCTCTGATGACAACACGGAAGCATGGTCGGGATTCCATGCTGTAAATACTATGTTTGTAGTGACAGAGGCATCAGGTATGTCCGAGACCGTTTTCAACGCCATAGAAGGAAACCTGCAAGGCAACTCGAGACTGCTTATAGTCTTCAATCCAAATGTCACGACAGGCTATGCAGCACGGGCAATGAAGTCTGACCGATTCAAGAAGTTCCGGCTTAACTCCCTAAATGCAGAGAACGTCATACGGAAGAAGGAAGTTATACCAGGGCAGGTAAACTATGAGTGGGTGAAGGACAAAGTGCTGAACTGGTGTTCACAAGTAAACAAGTCGGATTATGATATTGGTCAAGGAGATTTCGAATGGGAGGGCAAGCTATACCGACCTAACGATCTGTTTCGGGTCAAGGTGCTTGGGATGTTCCCCCGAGTTGCTGAAGACGTGCTCATTCCTTACGAGTGGATCGAGATGGCAAACGAAAGATGGAAGGAATTAAAGGCCAATTCCTACAAGCCAAATAAGGCTTGCTTACTGGGAGTTGACGTGGCAGGAATGGGCAGGGATAGCAGTGTTCTCGTTCCTCGATATGGTTTCTTTGTATCAGAGATCAAAACGCATCAGTCTGGAGGTGTCGCCGACCACATGCACATTGTCGGCATGGTTATAAATGCTATGACTGACAAAAAGCGCGACAAGGCTTTCATAGATACCATAGGTGAAGGTGCCGGAGTATATTCACGTCTTAGGGAACTGGAGTACCATAACGTCTATTCCTGCAAGTTCTCGGAGAATGCGAGGAATCTCCACGATACGACGAATCAGTATGAGTTCGTGAATATGAGGGCTTATTTGTACTGGAAAGTTCGTGAGTGGCTGAATCCCAAGAACGGGTATTATCCTGCCCTGCCACCAAATACGTTGCTTGCTGAGGAAGCTACAGAGATTCATTGGAAGTTCCAAAGTGACGGACGAATAATAATGGAGTCGAAAGACGATATCAAGAAGCGCCTGAAGCGGTCGCCTGATATCTTCGATGCACTCGCCAATACGTTCTATCCAAGGGCGAACACCCTTACTGATGCACAGATTCTTCGAAAGATTAGTCCTTTCAGAAGATAGTTATGTGTATGGCCGACAGTTATCGACCCATCCCGATTTACTTTTTTAGAAGTAGGTAGAAGTACTACGTGACCATCAGAACGAATGATTATGGCCTGCTGTGAAGCCATAAGACATGAATTAGGAACCGATACTTTGGTTATTTCGAAGATTATGATTACCTTTGCAACAGAAACGTTATCTATGTATAAAGACAAATTGGGCAATACCTATAGTTCATACCAAGAGTATGTAAACTCTCCGAATCTCGATATGGATTTGGTGTATATCAAGTTGTGGAAGGGGGAACGTACGCCACAGAACGATAAGGAACGTAGGATCAAGAAAGAACTGGATGAAATGAGAGCGAAAGGCCAGACACCTGAGTTCTATTTCGACTGATTAGTTAAATAATCCATATAGATTGCATTTTTCTTGCAAAAAATTTGCATATATGGAACAAAATTGTTACCTTTGCAGCGTTCATTTAAACAAGCGTTCTATGAAGTATTCAGAATTTTACCGACTGATTGAACAGCATGGCTGGACGATCAAAGGGGGCAAAGGACACTACAAATACGTGCATCCGGACTTCCCCTATTTCATACCAGTCGGCAGACACAAGACGCAGGAGATTCCCCCAGGAACCCTTGACGGAATGATGAAAGCCGCAGGTCTGAAGAAAAAGTAAAGAGCTTCACTGAAAGCTTCCCACCTCTTTCGGGAGGTGGGTTTAAATGGACAAACGAAACGTTAAGGAGCAATGACATGAAGAGTATTACGGCAATTATCGAAAAAGGAAACGACGGAGGCTACAGCATTTATGCCGAGAACCAGGAGATTCTCGTGTTTGGAAACGGACTAACTGAGGAAGAAGCCCGTCAGGAGTTTGAGTCATGCCTGCATGAGCAAGCTGCTTATATGAAAGAACGTACTGGGGTCACTCCCAAGTGGTATTCAGAGAAGATTCGTGTCGAGTACAAGTATGATATGACAGCGTTCTTCCTGACATTCCCATTCATCAACGTGACGGAGTTCGCCAAGAGCGTCGATATCAATCCTTCCTTGATGCGTAAGTACAAGAGTGGACTCGTCAAGGCAGGGGCGAAGCAGAAGGATCAGATTCAACATAAGTTTGACGATATACTAAGCCGGCTAAGTATTGTGAAATTCTGAACTGGCAAGCTTTTTTAAATGAACGTCGGCCGAGGTTTGAACGCCTCGGCTATTTTTGTATAAGCAAGTATTATCACGAGATTGAAAAAGCCTGGCACGTCTTCACAGATAGTACCAGGCCCAAGGATGTTATTTTATTAGAATTACTTCTTTCCGTTCCAGTAGTCACGATACTTCATTGCTTCCTCGTACGTGATACCGTACTCATGGGCTTGCTCCTCGACTTGTTCCTTAGGAGCATCTTTGTCTAACACGAGCCAGACACAGCCCGCACGATGACATATCTCTGTCTCTTTAGAGATAGTGAACTCTGAGTGCATCTTTTCTGTAAATTCATCAACCATGGCGCAAAGGTAGTAATATTTTTCGAATATAACGATAAAGATTGAAAAGAATTTCATATTAGGTTGCATTTGCCAGTACGATCAAGAAGTTGATGACAGTATATTTAAGTTAATAAAAGAATGGCCTGAGTTACAATCAGTTAAATAAAAGTTGATTCAAGTATTTTGAAGTTTCAAAATTTGCGTATGTCATATTCTTAGAGTACGTTTGCAATATCAAACAACAACAAGTTTCACTTAATCAATAGGAGAAAAGAATATGGAAGCAACATTCAAGATCACCCTCAAGCAAGTTATGAGTCTTGCTTGGCAATTTGTAAGAAAGAACGGCCTGAGCCTCTCTGATGCACTCAAGACTGCATGGCTCAACATCAAGCTCAAGGCCCAGATGAAGAAGCGTATCGTCAAGTTCTACTTCCAGAAGATTGACGGCTCGATCCGTGAGGCATACGGAACCCTGAAGGAAAGCATGCTGCCGCCTACAAGTGGAAAGGGGAACCAGAACCCAACGACCCAGTGCTACTTCGACACTGAAAAGGGAGAGTACCGCTGCTTTAAGAAAGCCAATCTTATCAGAATCAACTTCTAAACTACGGAACCCATGAAGAAAGTGTGTCAGTACACGCAGGATATGGTTCTTATCGCGACCTATCCATCCACAAGAAAAGCCGCCTCAGCTGTCGGCATGTCCCCTACGGCAATATCAATGAACTGCCTTGGCCGGACACGGAAGTGCGGTGGCTTCATCTTTATCTATGCTCCGAGCGAGGAGGATGGCAAGAAACTGGTGGCTGATGAAAACAAGAACAATGCCGTCGATCTCTATAGCAGGGCCTTCGCCTATGCTTTTTCACTCACTGGCAACAAGGATGACAGTAACGACCTCGTTCAAGATGCGTTTCTCAAGTACTACGATACAGATGTGACGGGAGAAGCAGCCTATAAGTTCCTCATGAAAACTATCAAGTACGAGTGGATGAAGGAGAAGTCAAGACGCTACTTTACTGCTTCTATCGAGGGATTCGAGTTCTGTCTGTCATCCAGCGATAGCGAGAGAATGGAAGAACGGATCGAGAGGGAGCGTAGGACTGGCAGGCTTCATGCCGGCATGGAGAAACTGGTCACGGCAGCACTCTCGTCCATCAAGACCGAAAAGCGGAGGAAGAAGATGAACAGAATCTTCCACTGGTATCTCCAGGGAATGAGTGCTGCAGAGGTAGGAAGGAAGTTGAACATCCAAATCCAGTCGGCCAAGCAGGAGATACTTAGTATGCGTAGATTTGTTAGCGAAGCGCTTGATATACCACTGCGTGAGTTCACACAGTACAATTGTAGAACAGCATAAAAGGAAATAGAAATGGATACAAGATACAATCAGCATGGCACACCCAGTATCATCACGGGGATCAGAAAGATTCATCATTCATATATTAAGACGCGCAAGAGAGTAACATTAAGAAACAATTAAGAGCAATGAGTGTCTGGCGGGGCAAGCCTCAGCAGCAAACTGAGGTAGAGCCTTGCCAGATTTTAAGAATTAACCCCTAAAAGTTTAAAAGTATGGCAAATCAGGAAAGAAATGGGTATCAGTTCCCGGAGTATCTGACCGATATCTTCGATCTGACTTCAAAACTGAATGCGAAAATTGAGAAAGTCAGGAAATTAGAGTATAAGAGATTGCTTGATAGTGGGATTGCAATACATGAATCTGATGCAGAAAGCTTGATGATATGTTATGACAAGGCTAACGAAAACATAGGTTCAGTGATCGGGTATCTTGGAGATTATGCAGGAGGGATTATAAGGGCTACGATGTTCGAGGACAATAAAGAAGAAGTATGAAAAAGGTTACAGTTTCCACCAAAATTGCTGATATGATAACAAGGTGTCAGTCAGAATCTGGATTAAATGAACAGAAGGCTTTTTTGTGTGATGCGATGACAGCAGCTATCAGGCATATATCACAAAGTGAGAATTACTCTGAGGATGACTTTATGCCGTTACAGGCAATAAGCGACTATAAGGATTTAATAGAGGAACTCGGGAAGTCGGAAGAATCTTGTTCCTGAATAATGCAGAGAGTACTATGGTAAATGAGGAACCAGTAGTAAATCTGTCTGCCAGATATACTATAGCCCAGACAGCGAAGCTTCTCGGCATGTCAAGGAACACGATAAGGAAGTACACTGGAATAGGAGAATTGAAGTCCATCACTCACAAGAGTACCGGCAAGACCCTCTATGAAGGTGTAGCTATCCTGAAGTTCTGGAGAACGAAAGCATAGATCATGTCCCCGCATTCCATCGGCAATATTGTTGTTTGATTTAAGTTGCTTCTATGATGGAAATGGCGGGGGCATTTTGTACCTCAAAATGACCTAACCAAACATTATCACGGGAAAAATACGGGAATTTTCGAAATAAAAAAATGCCAACTCGTTAATAATCAACAGAACTGGCATTTTCTTTTGGGTGCCCGGACGGACTCGAACCGTCGACATTCAGAACCACAATCTGACGCTCTAACCAACTGAACTACGGGCACCATGTTGGTTTTGCGGGTGC